GTGAATGGGTATGTGAACGGAAATTATACCCTAGATATTACAGGCAATATGACAGAACGGGTCGGAAAGAAACGGTTTTCCCATAGTGGTAAAGACACACATGTTAAGACAGATATGACTTACAAGAAAGAGGCTTGGAAAAATATTATTGAATCTACTACGACAGGATTCAGAACTTCGAATGTTAAATTGCATACTAATATGCTTTCACAAACCACCCACCTCTTTAAGAGTAATTCTAGAACAGTCATTCAGGGTAGCACGGTTCACATTAACTAGGAGAAAGTAATGCCAGCAGTACACAGATTAGGAGATGTTTGTACAGGTCATGGATGTTTTGGTTCAAGACCCAACAATCAGGCCTCACCAAATGTTTTTATCAATGGAATTCCTGCTCACAGGCAGGGAGATAGTTGGTCAAGTCATTGTTGTGGACCTCCGTGTCATGGTAGTACACTAGCCGCAGGTTCTAGTACGGTATTTGTTAATAGTTTACAACTCGCAAGAATTGGTGACCCCGTTGCATGTGGTTCTGCATGTGCGAGTGGGTCTGGAAATGTTTTTGCGGGAGGTTGATGTGAAACAATTTGTACCATTCGAACAGGTAGTATACCAAAGCAGATACTATCACAACACTCACAGTGAAAAGCGTGATGATTTTTTAATTGCTAATTTTGGAGAAGATTGGCTGAAGGACATGAAATCCAAAGGTCATTTCGGTGGAGATTGGTGTCCTTCAATGATTGGTCAACCAAAAGGTCAACCGTGGAAGAGTAGTCCTGTTCTTGGTAAAGAAATATTCATAGACAAGGAGGATAACTGATGGGTTTAATAGGCGATTGTACTCCAAAAGGAATCGACATTGAAAAAGGCACCCGACAAGTCATGGATGCAGTGATGAACGGGAAAGCATTTAAAAATCCTGTGGGTGGAGATATTGGTGATTTGGTTGGTGGAATGCCAAGTTCTGTACCTGATGAAATTGACCCAAGCGGAAGTATGACAGAAACCTTACAGGGTATCAATGCAATGTTAGGTGATTTCCAAAGTCACTCTAATAAACTTTCAGGAAAGGGTGATGTTGCTGAATTTTCAAAAATCATAGGGATTGCAGGAGCGTTCAATAGTGATAAAGAATCCATGCAAAACAAAAAGCAAGATAATTTCTCACAGATGTTTGAAGGAATCACAAAAAGTAAAGATGATTTAACAACAGCAAAAGGTTTGATGTCACAGATTACGACTGCTATCAACAATGGTGACCAGGCTGGAAATCTTGGTAATTTGATTAACCAAGCACAGCAGACCGCAACCAATCTTAATAATATTAGGAATAGTGACAATGCAAATTTCGACAAAGCATTTAGTTATGTTGTAAAGAAGGGCCTTGGTTCTGGAGTATCATCCATGACAAGTCCAGATGGTGATTGTTTTGCAAAAACATTTATTGAAAATAATATTGCAAGCCCTGCACTAAAGAAAGCAATAAACACTCAAAATCTTCCACAAAAAATACATGATAAACTTCCTGATGTGATTGATGTTGACATGGACCAAATCATGGAGGGAGTAACTGGTGATGGAACACAAGGTGCGGCCCACGCTGAAGCGGCTCAAGGGGCAGCGGCCGCTATCGAAACAAGATTTAAAACAATAGAGTCCTCATTGGGGTTAACTTCTGATGTGACACATGACCATCTAATTAAAATTGATGGTGGTTCATATGGTATTGTTATTTAAATTGATTCATACATAAAATGAAGAAATACTATACTATTCGGAGAAATAATGATATATTATATCACATCAATATTAAATAACATTCAAGCCCAGTATGATACTCAATTAACTGACAATGAAGTCGGAGGCGTTGATATAGTTGGTTCTTGGATGGAAGTGGGTTTAGTTGCAGTTGCATTGGTTGCCGGTGTATTTTTTGCATTACCTGTTTTATATAAAGCAATAGAAACTAGGAAAAAAAAGAAAAAAACATATCTCCCCAACAACTATTGGAGATGTAATAGTAGAGTTCATGAAATTTTAACTGAACTTCGAGTTGAATTAGATTGTGCTAGAACACAAGTTGTTCAATTCCATAATGGTGGTAGTTTCTTTGACGGAAATTCTATGGCAAAATTAACAATGACCCACGAATCTGTAAGAACGGGTGTATCTCCCGAATCTCCAAATTGGAGAGACTTACAAATGTCCACAATGCATCATCTTTTAGAAAAAACTAAAGATGGAAAGTGTACATTTAATCTTCCAATCGAAGATGGTGATAATTACTCAAAACAACAATTAATGGCTGCCAATGTGTTGGCATATTCTATTATTCCGCTATATAAGAATAACTATTTTAGTGGTTTTGTTATGTGTCAATGGTGTTCATGGAGTAAGGTTGATGAAATAGTGGAATCTAATATTCCAGACCTATTGATTGCTGCCAGAAATAAACTTCAAATTGAATTGGACAGAGAACAAATGAAAAAGATGAAAATTAAATAACATGGCAAAAACTAACAGATTTTCTGATATAGACCTAGACTTTACCCGCAATCCTATTAGCGGTGATGTTAATATTTTAACAGACGATATTGCGATAAAACGGTCTGTTCGGAATTTGGTCTTAACATCGAGATTTGAAAGGTTGATGCAACCTGATGTGGAATGCCGAATTTCTGACCAACTATTTGAAAACCCCTCACCACTCACCGAAGTTAGAGTAGAACAAGCAATTCGTCATACACTAGACATATATGAAAAACGAATTGAGGTTATTGATATATTGATAAATTCTGACAATGACAAGAACCGCCTTGATGTTACTGTTGCATTTCGTATCAGAAACACTGAACAAATAATTGAAGTACCCGTTAGATTAGAGAGGATACGATAATGACTACCAATAAATCTTCTTTGAAAGTATTGAACTTAGATTTCGATGACCTGAAGAAAAGTTTTTCTACTTTCTTAGCAAGTCAAGACAAATTCAAAGATTACAATTTTACAGGGTCAGGACTAAATGTTCTGTTAGATATTCTTGCGTATAACACTCACTATACTGGCTTCTATACCAACATGGTTGCTAATGAAATGTTTTTGGATACTGCAACCATTAGAGATTCTATTGTTTCTCATGCAAAGCAGTTGGGATATACACCACGGTCTATTACTTCTTCTAGAACAAATTTAAAAATTATTGCTGAAAGTGCCGATACTCCTGGCTCTTTAGGATACCTAGAAAGAAACACTCCCTTTGTTGCAATCGCATCAGACGGTTCGTCATATACATTCAGAAATCAAACACCATTAAAATATATTCCTACCAGATTCAGTAGTAGTGATGGTGCAACAATTGAATGGACTATCGAAAATGTAGAAGTCGTTGAAGGTGAATTTAAAACCGAATCATTTATTGTAGATTCAAATAATGAAAATCAAAAGTTTATTATTACATCTGATAAAATCGACACATCCACTCTAATTGTACGGGTTCAAAAATCAACAGAAGATATTGAGGGGTATGATATTCCTTGGGACAGAGGATTGGACACAAACCTATTAACACCAACTTCAAAAGTTTATTTTCTACAAGAAACTAATGATGGTCTATATGAAATTTTCTTTGGTGATGACATTGCAGGTCAAGCAGTCGAAAACAATAATGTAATTATCGTTGAATATATGGCATCGAATGGTGAAGATTCTAATGGTATCGGATACAATGAAGTCGAAGGAACACCAACATTTACTATGCCAGATGGATACGACATTACTGTTGTTGACCATGCACAAGGTGGTGCTGACAGAGAATCAGATGAATCTATTAGATATTATGCACCAAGAAGTTATCAAGCACAAGAAAGAGCAGTAACTGTTGGTGATTATGAATTCTTAATTGGTAGAGATTACCCATTCGCAGATTCTGTTCGTGTTTGGGGTGGTGAGGATAATGACCCACCTACCTATGGAAAAGTTTTTGTTGCAGTTAAACCAAAAAATGGCACCGTTCTCAGTGACCTAGAAAAGATTTCTTTGCGGAATACTATTCTTAAAGAAAGAAACCTAGTTGGTATTCAACCAGAAATTGTTGACCCCGATTATGTGTATATTCTTTTCAACTCGGTTGTTCATTATGTACCAGCCAAGACCAATAAATCAGCAAGTCAAATTCAAAGTTTAATTGAAACGGGGATGTCAACATATGCAACATCATCGTTAGAAAAATTCGACAATCACTTCCGTTATTCAAATTTCTCAGCATATTTGGATTCGTTGGATGTTTCTATCATGGGAACAGCAACAGATATTCGAATGCAAAAAAGATTCGAACCGACTTTTGATGTTTCCATTTCATATAAGATTAATTTCTACAATGCCATTTGGCATCCAGTTGGTGCAGGGTGTGGTTCTGTTCTTACTAGTAATGGTTTTTCCATCTTTGACCCAGAGAAGGCGTCAGATGCTGACCCATATTCTACAGGTTACATTGATGACGATGGTATGGGTAATGTAAGAATTTATGTAATAGACGACAATAAAAAACGATATATTAATACCACCGCAGGTACAGTTGATTATTGCAACGGTATTGTAGAATTAAAATCCTTCAATCCACATGCACTCATCAGTGGTGTTTATTTGAAAATAACTGTAGTTCCTGCTGAACGAGCAGGTGAAATGTCTGTTCGAAGAGATATGATTTTATTGGTTGATGAAAATGATACAGATGCAAGAATTACATCAGTCACTCAAGTAACAAATGTGAATAGCCCAATTGAAACTAGATTCTGCGTTGATAGCGGAACATCATCCGAAGCAACAAGTGGAATTAACTTGTGGGCTGCAACTTCGACTGGTAGCGGATAAAATAAATGAACAACCACCCCCTACTATCCCAAGAGGTTTCATCTCAACTGCCTAGATTTGTTAAGGCAGACCACCCCATGTTTGTTTCCTTTTTGGAAGCATATTATGAGTGGTTGGAAACTACTGGTGATGTTGGGGCGTTTGATGGTGGATTAGATTTATTATCTCAAAGAGACATAGACAGTACATTTGATTCTTTTGTTGAATATTTCAGAAAGGAATATCTATTACATTTCCCAGAGAAACTTGCCGTTGATTCTAATGGCAATCCACTTAATCAAAAAAATCTTATTAAAAATATTAGACAGTTTTTTAGAGCCAAAGGTTCTGAGAAATCTTTTGAATTTCTTTTTCGTGTTCTCTATAATTCATCGATTGAATTCTATTACCCCAAAGAAGATGTTCTTCGTTTGTCAGATGGTAAATGGGTACAAAGAAAATCAATCAAAACTACATCCAACAACGATGTTAATCTTTTCGGTTTACTTCAACAAGAAATCAAACAACGAAATGATTCAGGTGAAATTACTGCATACGCAAGAGTTTCAGATTTACAATTATATCCAGTTGATGGTGTACAGATTGCAGAATTTTTCCTAGCAGGAGCATTTGGTACATTTAATCCTTCAAGAAATATTGAAGGATTAGACGGAGATGGAAACCTCTTAAAAGAATTTGTTTTTCCTGTTATTGAATCGGTTACCATAACGGAAGGTGGTAAAGATTATCAACCAGGCGAAACTATTCGTTTAAAAAGTTCAGACCCAACAAAGAATCCAGTTGGTTCTGGATTTTTAGCAAGAATAGATGAAGTTGATACTCAAAATAGTTTGTATAAAACGGACGAAGAGATTCAACTGGGTTCTATTAAAAAACTTAGAATTATTGATTTTGGTTTTAACTATCAAGATATTTCTGAATGGACAGTGGTTGTGGACAGCCCGTTCGGCACGGATGCAGTATTAGATATTAACCTTGGTGGAGTTTCTGATTATCCTGGCTACTACGAAGGTACGGATGGGCAATTATCATCCAACAAAAAGATTCAAGATAGTCATTACTTCCAACAATTTTCATATGTCTTACGAGTAGAATCGTCATTTGAAAAATGGATTGATGTCATTAAGAAAATCATTCACCCGGCCGGAATGGAAGTATTTGGCGAAGTTCTCCTTTACAGAAGAAGAATCGATACAGTTGATGGTCAACATAATGAATTTAGAGTATATGAAAATACACTCATCGGACATTATACACCATATCGTTTCCAAACATACGAAAACTTACGAAACAACTCCGCAGGGATTGATTTATACCCACAAGGATATAATCCTTTTGCGTGTTCTGTATCGGGTGGTGACGGTAGAGGAACAGTTCCCGAATGGGGCGTAACTGCCCATAATCCATATGATATTCCAAGTGGTCAAACTCAATTTGTTGGTCCGTTAAGTACAAACATTACAGACATAAATGGTCATAATGCCCATTGCCCTGACTTTGATTTAAATAATAATGAATTGGGATATGAAGGATGTTCGGGTGGTTGGACACCGTGTGAGTTCACACCATTTGCAGTTGCAGATGGTGCATTAAATGCAGATGGTATTTCTGGTGGAAATTATGGTTGTTGCACTGATACAGATTATTGGATTATTTATCCACATCCAAATAGTAGAGGAATATCTTATATTCCACCTACAGTAGATATTAAGCGTTTATGGTTGCATACTGATGGTAATGTTGTTAATGATGAAGGACATGACCCCAGATTGGCTATTAATAAAATAGAAATCCACGAAAGAATTAGCCAAAACAGAAAAGAAGAATCAATAGATTATGACCAAGTAACTGGTAGTGATTTGCGGCCATTTTTACATCAGCAAAGCGAAGCAGAATTTGGCATTGTTTATGGTTTGCAAACATATCCCGATGATACCACTGTTAGAGTAACTGGAACGGATGGTGTTACACAAGTGAAACCAACGGCCCATTTAGATGTTTTATCTGAAACTAATTCTTTTATGGGAAATGAATATCAGGCGGGTATTACTGGTTATCACCTTGTGACTGAATATAGTGATATAAGTATTGAGATAGGAAGTGCAGAAGAGTGGGTGGGAGATTTTATTGCATCAGCAACGGAAGCCGATACAGTTACTCGAAGAATAACAACTGAGGATGTAAATATACCTAATCCGTTCCTACATATTACAATAAATGACTTTTTTCATATGCCTATAGATAGTGGAACAACAGGTGATGAATATAAACATAGAAGTACAACCAATTACGATTTATCGTATCAACAGGTGAGGTAAGAATGGCTACAGAAACTCCAATTAAATCGAACTTTCGAAAGCAATTTGCTAGAGATTTTATTAAATCGTTCGATACTATTTCAGATGATTTCTATTATCTATTTTATAGTAGAACTCATCCGTGGGAAAATGATAATGAAGCACCACTCACATTAGATACTTTTCTTTCAGCCTCTGATTGTTGGAATAGTATGATTGGTCTTCAATTGGTGAAACCTGATGATTTGTCTTTGATTGTTCCCCGATATAATTGGATAAAAAATACAGTGTATTCACAATATGATGATAGTGTTGATTTGTTTAATGAAGCATGTCCTGTTAAATTTTATGTGTTGAATTCCGACAACAGGGTATATAAATGTGTTTCAAATAACCAAGGTATAGCATCTACGCATGAACCGATTAGCACCACGACAAATCTTTTCCAAACCCCTGATGGATATAAGTGGAAGTTTCTTTATCAAATTTCTGAAGATAATAAGAAATTTCTAACATCGGACTTTATGCCAGTAGAAACATTAACGGGCATTTCTTATACGGGCGAGAAAGCACTGCAATATGATGTTCAACAAAAAGCAGTTGATGGTAGTATTGAGCAAGTTGATATTATTCAACAGGGTTCACACTGGCCGCACACTGTAGTGTCCACTCACTTCGATGGCCCAAATGAATTTGAAATTCAGCAAAATGTTGTTGTTGCGGCCGCATCAGTTGGTGCAACAACAGTTGCTCTTAATATGAAAAATATTTTAACATATGCAGGAGCAGTAGAAGATATTGTTGGTTATTCTCTTTACATTTATTCTGGTTCTGGTGCGGGTCAATACTTAGAAATTACAGAAGCGACCACACAAGACCCTCTTTGTCCAGATGGTCAAGCAGATTGTAGTTTAGGATATGCTTTATTAACTTTAAAGACTCCTTTAGCCCGGCCATTAAGTGTTTCGTCAAATGATATTAGCCGGTTTGAAATTCTTCCAACAGTTAAAATACTTGGCAATGGTTCTGGTGCAGTTGGAATCCCAAAAATGGAGGAAACTTCATTAAATTCTGCACAATATGTGGTCGATGATGTTCTTATGGTAAATGCAGGTAAGGATTATTCAGTAGTCCGAGCGATTGCCGTTAGGCCGTCTGGTGGGTCACAGTCAGAACTAACCGACAACCTACAAACTTTAATTAAACCACAAATTTCACCACCCGGCGGCCACGGTGCAGACTGTGAAACAGAATTGGGTGCGAATGATGTTATGATAAATGTTCGAACTGAGGGTGAAGCAGGTGGTGCAATTACTGCTGTTAATGATTTCCGTCAATTTGGTATAGTAAAGAACCCGACTATCAATAAAGGCATATTTGCAGGTGAAATTGCAGGAGAAGAACAAGATGAAAGAATTAGACTTCGTGTTGTTAAACCAAATCAAATTCGAATTGATTTTGATTTAACAACAGGAGCCGAAGGTGAACCAAACATATACACGCCAGGCACAAAATATGATTTTGTTAAGGGTTCAGAGGTAACTCAAGAAGAAACTGGTGCTAAGGGTATTGTTCTTGATTGGGTGCCGCCTGTGTGGCCACCAGTTGACCCAACCGAAGGTGCAGGATGGGACCTAGTTGGTAAATTATTCCTTGAAGTCATTGGAGATATTGAATTTATTAAACAGAGCAGAACTACAACAGTGGATGGTGTGGTAGTGCCTGGACTTGCCATTTATGATTCAGCAGACAATTATCCTTCATATGATGCATACAACGATGTCGATATACCATTCAAACTTTTAGATTATACGAACGAAACTTTTGATGTGGGTTCTATGATTATTGGAACTACTTCATATTCAACAGCAGAAATTGTAGATTGGGTTACAGATGTTGGTGGTCAATCGGGGTTCATATATCTTAAAGATGTGAGGGGTCAATTCATTGTTCCTCGCATTGACTCGAATACGGGCGAACCACTTGCGGGAGAACGAATTACACAATTTGTAAAAATTGATGATTCGTTGGGTGAGTTTAATATTAGTAATCTTAACACCGAAGGCAACAAAGAAACAAATGCTGGCATTTTAGGAAGTGATACTAGCAACTTGACCATACCACTCAATGCATATAAGCAATCATATGTTCTGAATGTTAAAGTGCCACTGGAGAATAATGTTTTCGTGGAGGGGGATTTTCCACGGGATGGCCAGGTTATTTTTCATCGAGGGGCGGAATTACCAATCGACCCAGACGGGGAAGATGATGATTACAAAAAAGGTACAGGTTATATTGTTGATAGTACAATTAGTACAGATGGTTCTGAAGCATCAATCGAAGTAACCTCTGTCCGTGATTGGGACGGAGAATTCTTTGCAGGCGATACTGTAACCTACATAGATAATAGTGTTACGGGTATAATTAAAACAGATATAACAGACCCAACGGGAACAAAACCATTGATTGAATATCCAACATTAACACCCGATTCTGGAGAAATGCTATACATACAGAATATACTTCCTGTTATGAGAAACACTGAACGAGCAGAAGAAATGAAACTTCTTTTGAGATTCTAGGAGAATGTGCTAGATGGCTGAATATGACCCAAATAATTTTTCAAAGTCTCCGTACTTTGATGACTACGATGAAACTAAAAAGTTTCTGAGGATTTTGTTTAAGCCTGGGCGTTCTGTTCAGGCAAGAGAATTGACTCAGTTACAGAGTATCTCACAAAATCAAATCACTCGATTTAGTAATCACTTTTTCAAAGAAGGAAGCCAAGTTTTCGATGGCCAGGTTGCCGACATTAAGTGTCGCTTCTTAAGAATTGAAAAACAATATGATGGTGTGGATATTGATACTGATAACTTTACAAATTCTACTATCTCTATTCTTAAATCTACCGAAACTACTTTAGGGGACCCGATTACCACACCCCAACGGGCTAGAATTCTTCACATTGAAAAAGCAACGGCCGCTGACCCATATCATATTTTCTTCATTGAGTATCAAGATGAAATCACCGTTAATCTAGAAGACGGTACTGTGGAGGGAACACCAAGACCAATCGCAGAATACTCAAACGAAGATGTATTGACTAAAATTACTTATGATAATGCAACGCCTCCAAGGATACTTAACACACAATATAGATGCACCGTTAAAACCACACCCCAAAATACCACTGGTGAGACTGACGGAGATAACATCTATACCACTGGTGATGCTGTTCTGGTTTCAAACGATGAAGGTATTTTCTATGTGGAAGGTTATTTTGTTTTAACACCTGTACAAATTGTTCCACTCTACAAGACTGCAAGACGATTAACTACAATATTAGGTCAAACTTCTGATATTGTTGACAGTACAGACGGTGTTGAAGTTGAAAGTGAAACGCCACCTGGCTCTCTTCCAATTTTATCAGATGATATGTCAGGTGCTAGTAATTTTGTCTCATATCTAACCGATGAAGGAACAAATCAAAATCTAGTAGGGATTCGATTGTTTCAATTTCCTACCGCTAAGGTTGGGTTTGATATTACTAGGCAAGCCGTTGAATCAACAGAAGATGTAACTCTTTTAGATAATGCATTTGGTTCATATAACTATTCTGCTCCAGGCGGAGACAGATATAAACTTGAACTTACACTTGGTCAACATGCATTTCCTAATATTGTTAATGATGCTAAACTTGCAGATTATACTACTGATGATTTCTTAGAAAAGTTAAGAATTGTTGATGGTTCGATTTCATATTTTGAAAAGTATCCAACATATAGTAACTTCGAAGAAACATTAGCACGAAGAACTTATGACGAATCTGGAAATTATACCGTTCGACCATTTGAAACCGAAGTTCGTGAATATTTCAGAGATGACCGATATGTTTTAACTAGAAGTATGCCAACAACAGTAGGTGATTACGCACCATATAAAAAAGATGATATCATCAGTGGCAGTAAAGAGGATACTAATGACTATTTTACAGCCATAGTTGTTCATGATGATGCTTTCTTAAATAGAGAAGGTGAACGAATTCATGTTGACATTGCAGACGAAGATTTAGAATTATATGGAACAACCGTGATTTATCTTTTAGCAGGAACACCCACAGAAGGTATGGTTATTACTCTTGCAGATGGTAGTGGTGATAAAGAATCGAAAATAATCACAACTGATGAACTTATAGCACTTGACACAGGCGACTCGGCATATGCGAGTACATTTACACCTATTCAATTAATAAGTGATATGAGAAATGGATTATATTCACTGGCCCGATTAGCACCAAGTACCGAAAATGGTTTAGATGAAGTTGCAGAAGCGAAAAAGAAACTTGCACTTGGTATGGGTACAGGTAAGGCATATATTTTTGGATATGAATTTGAAAATCAAAGTGTTGAGTATTTAACTTTACCCAAATCAAGAGAAGTTATCACAACTGAAAATCAACAGATTGTAAATGGAATTGGTAATTTCCTCTTATGTGAGGCCATCACTGGCAGTGATGCTCCATATCGGGACCCCGCATCACAATATTATGTTGAATTGTGGGGTGCTGTGGAAGGTTGGGTTTCAGATACTGACAACGGTGGTTTAATGGCTGGACCGACCCTTGAAAAGAAAGGGTCTGCTAGGGTTCGTTGGGTAAACTATAATTTTGCAACCAATATTACATGGGAAGACCAGTTAGCACAAGTATATCTTTATGATGTCGATATGGATTTAGGAAAATTATTGACTGATGTATCTGAAGTTAGAGTCTACAATAACGATGTTCCAATGTTTAGTGTGAGTCCTACTTGGGGCGTAGAGGAATTATTTGTTGGTAACAGTGATGACCCAACTGATGGTTCTACTATTTTATACGACCCCAAAAACAATACTAACATATTCTGTTTACCTAATAATAATTCTGTCAAACATGTAAAGAGTCTTGATAGTTATGAAACTGTAAAAACCGTTACAAACTGTACATGGACTGCTAGTGGTAATCACTTTTACTTAGAGAGTCCAACCAATCAAGCAGAAGTATATTATATTCAACTTGCAGATTATGCTGAAAGCACTAACTTGGTTGAAGAAGAATGGGTTCTAGCAGAATCAAACAACGATGTAATGCCCACTGAGGGTGAAGTAAATGATTGGCTTTTAGACAATGGTAATTTTGCTTTTAATCTTTTTTCAACTTCAACGGGTGACGATGACCTAGATTCATTGAGAGTCAAATATGCATTATTGAATGAAGAGTCTGGTCAGGTATATGACCTCTCCGATACCACTAAATTTTTGATTGGAAACCACGGGGACCAGGACAAAAAAAATAAACTTACACTGTGGGTCAACGATGAAACAATATTGGGTGAAGAAAGCGGCACCCCTCCTACCGGCACATGGACATTAATCGGTTCTAGTATAGTTTCAGATGACAACGAGGCAACGAACTTTGGACCCACTCATATTAGAACAAAAACTTTAAAGAGTATTGTGGACTATAGAACCGAACTCGTCTGGGAGCAATATTTTTCGACTGTTGCAGAGGATTCTTTAGCAGGATACTATAAAGTCACTCTTAAGAATGCTAATGTTCAATCAGAATATATTAACTCAAGTGTTGGTCCCAATTGGTCAGCAGATTGGCCATCGGCCCTATCAACGGTTGGTGTCTCTGGGCCAAATATACCAGGCCAACCATTGCAGTTCTTTGACGGTAATATTGCTACCTTACCAAGAGAGTATGTTACAAGTCTTGGTGTTTCAGATGTTGAAGAAGTAACAGATATTCTGGTATGGCATACAGATGATGATGGCAATGAAAATCTAAAGGACATTGCACCAGAATTTGAATTTGAAAGCGGTCACGGCGACAACATTTACGACCACGGAAAAATTATTATTGGATTAGACCAACTACGCAGTCTTTATGTTCAGGGGTATTTCCGAGGAGGCGGCCCTGATGCAACTGCGGCTGACAAGGAGATTAATGCCACTCTGTATGTTAGATTTAAATTCTTCGAACATACTGGCGCCGGCCCATTAATTGTCAATTCATATATTGATGATGTCAACCACCATCCAGATTTTGATGGGTATGAAGATATTCCTGTTCATGTTAGTCCTTTGTTTGGTTCAACCAACGAATTAAGAAATTGCGTAGATTTCAGACCACTGAGAAAAAATGTAGATTCAGAAACGATTGCCATAGCATATGATACAGATGACCCAACTTTGATTGATGATGTTATTTATGCTCCTATTAAGGATAACTTTATTGTAGGTGATGCGGCCGGTGCTGACAAAGATTCAGTTACATCATTCTTAAGACCAATGAGCATTTTCCCAGGCAAACCACATCTTCCACAATTGAATTATGAATCGTATCTTCCACGAATGGATAAACTTATTTTACGGAAGACCAGAGAGTTTGATATTTTAGCAGGAGAAGCGGGCATATTACCGAAAGTGCCCGAAGATGATAAAGATGCAATGACTCTATATTCACTTATTATTCCTGAATATACTTACAATGCAGAAGATGTAATTTCGACTTATGTTGACCATCAGCGTTATACGATGGAAGATATTGCCAAACTTGAAAAACGAATTGAAAAGATTGAGTATTACACATCATTGAATCTTCTTGAGAAAGAAACATCTGAACTTAGTATTACTGATGGTACTGATGGTATGGAAAGATATAAGAATGGTATATTAGTTGATAATTTCAAAGGTCATGGTGTTGGTGATGTTCTTCACAGAGATTACAACTGTTCTATTGATTTTGAATATGGTGAACTTCGACCAAGATTTGAAGCATATAATTTAAATATTGGTGACCCCGATAATTTAGAAAACAGCAAGGTAGTTAAATCTGATGATGGTATTTTAACGCTACGATATTTGGGCGACAGAAAAGACACCGATGCAACTTCATTAGCAAACCCACCAAGGTGGTTAGTTCAGCCCGTTGCAAGTCGTGCAATTAGTGTCAATCCCTTCAATGTAACGAATTGGTTGGGGTCAATTAAATTGAGTCCATCGTCTGATACATGGAAAGATACCAAAACTAAACCAACTGTTAAGATTAATCTTGAAGGTGAAAATGATGCGTGGGAAGCCATGGGCGAAAGAGCATCTGGAACTCAATGGAATGATTGGGAAACCACATGGACTGGTTCAAAAATTAAATCACAATCTTCTATTACTACCTCTGTAAATGCACGGCTCGATGCACCCCATACACGAAAAGCGCCCGATGGCCGCCTTCGTATGAGAAGTCAACGGCAACATACCACAGTAACAAAAACTACTTCGGTTATTACCAAAAAGCAAACACGGAGCGGCATCCGAACAACTATTATTCCTGAACGAGTTACCAAAAACTTGGGTGATAGAATTATTGATGTCAGCATTGTTCCATTCATTAGAACAAAAGTTGTATCAATCAATGGTTCTATGATGAAACCAAATACTCAGGTATATCCATTCTTTGATGATATTGATGTTATTGAACATTGTGAATATGATGGAGTTTCTGGTGGTCCCATTGTGACTGATGATGCAGGTAAAATTACAGATTTGAAATTTAACATTCCTGCGGGTATATTTAAAACGGGAGAAAGAGAATTCCGTTTAACTGACAGCCCAACTAATAATGTTAGAAGTGCTATGACTTCTGCTGAAGCAAATTACTTTGCACAAGGTTTGTTACAAACCAAACAAGGAACAACGGTTTCTACTAGAGTTCCGACAATAAAGAGACAATCTGTATCCGATTCAAATGTTGTTCGGGATGTTGTTACTAGAACAAAGACAACTCAGAAAAATGATAAGGTTAAATGGATAGACCCATTGGCGCAAACATTCCTTGTTGATGACCAACAAGAACCAAATGGTGTTTGGGTACACAGTGTCGATTTGTTCCTTGCGAACAAACCTGCTTCGGGTGTTCCTATTACTGTTCAAATTAGACCTACAGTTAATGGTTATCCACACTCTTCGATGGTTCTTCCTTTCGCAGAGGCTGTTGTTGACCAAGTTAAAGTTAAGACCACTAAGGCCTTAACTGAGTCAACGATTCCAAACCCAGAGAATGCAGACACATATACTAGATTCCAATTCTCATCTCCAGTTTTCTTAATTCCTGGCGAATATGCTATTGTGGTTATGTCGAACAGCGATGAGTATGAGTGCTACATTGCAGAAATGGGCGAACAACGAGTCGGACCAAGTACCGAACGAATTACACAACAACCTTATGCGGGTGTATTCTTCAAATCACAAAACGGTAGTACATGGTCGGCCGACCAAAATGTTGACCTTATGTTTACTATTAATAGATGTGAATTCCAAGGAGTGGATGATGCACTGGGCACCACTTTAACATTCGAGAATGATTCGATTGATGAGTTTGGGACTGGAAATCTAAACATCGATACTTTCAGAGTTGTTTCTGAGAATGTTCAATTCGAAAAAGCACCTTTGACTTTAATTTTACCAGATAGTCAAGAACCAGAAATTGCGAATTATGTAATTCCATTTAACGAAAATATTAACCTAAGTAAAACCTTACCAGTTAATACAGACAATTCTAAGTTTAAACTTGAAGTAAATATTGATACAAATGACAAAGGATTATCTCCTGTTATTGACTTAGATAGGTTTAATTTAATTGGGGTTAACAATATTATTTCTGAGTCATCAAACTACCTATCTGAAGAAAGTGCCCCATTTGCCCCAACAACAATTTCAGCAAAGAATCGACCAAGATATATTACCAGACGAGTAGAACTTGAGGATGGTATTGAGTGTGACGATTTTAAAATATATCTGACTGGACATAGACCACAATATAGAGATAGTGGTAATAATATTACTCCAACAGATATCCGTGTTTGGTTAAAAGCCCAATCTGTAGATGATAATAGAAACTTTGATTCTTTGCCTTGGTTTGAGATGGAACTAGATTCAACACAAGAATTTCTATTCTCAGAAACAGACGATGAATTTTTCGAATATGAATACAATGTGCCGGAAAATTATTATGATGTTGAAAATGAAAATGCTGAGGCCTTAACAGGATTTAACGCAATTAATGAAGCATTTGATAGTCCTATCGCACGATATTCATTTAAAATTACACTACATACTGGTGACTCAACTTATATTCCTAGAGTAAAGAATTTCAGAACCATTGCGGTGACATAATATGGCAAAAAAAGATAACATCAAAAATAGTATCAACAACATGCCCTTGTTGGTTACCGATGAAACGACTGACCATGCGATTCATTCAAGGGGCATGAAGGTCACGAAACATCTAACTGATGCCCTGAAACGGGCCGAGGTTGGGAGCATTGGAAATAGTAAAATCAGCCGTATTGCAGGCAGCCTTCATCCGGCATCATCAAGGGCTCAAGAAACTGTTGGAAGAAGACGAGCCCACAAAAAGGCTCTTCGTAGTCGAGGAGATAAATTATCTGCTCTGGCCGATACGATTACAGCACTTGAAGCAAGAATCAAATCACTAGAAGATATGAATTAAATGAACGAGGGAGATAACATTTAATGCCATGTGATGTAACAACCACAACCACTACAACAACCACAACCACGGCAGCGCCGGAGTATGTTGCTCCCTGTCCTTCTGACTATGCAGTAACAGGCGAAGATGCCTTAGTTAACCACGGTATAACGGGCACAGGCTTCTTGGTTGACCTTGAAGTTAGAGTTGATAGTAATATCAACAATGTATTTTATGCTCAATATCCAGCCGACCCCGGCAGTCCAGAATATTGTGATTTCCAACCGACCATCACTGTTCAAACTGGTCAGTGTATTATATTCCAACAAATTGATATTTCAAATGGGACTGATGGATTTACAGGACTACAACATCCATTCTATATTGCAACCAGTTTAGAAGGTTCGCCTGGTTCGTATGAATATACTCAGGGCGTTGAATATCGTATGGGAGTCACGGGAGTAAGTGGCGATAGCGTTCAATATATACCAGGCAACCAAGAATGTTCGGCGGGCGCTGATTGCTGTGCTAATGTCGTTTGGTGCGTTGATAACTGTACACCATCTACTCTATACTATCGATGTCGGACTCATAATAACATGGGTGGTGTTATTCTTGTAGAAGGAACAGCAGGTTGCACAGGTGCAACAGGTTGTACCGAACATGAACGACCTTTTACCGAAATTCTACCACTTGTTCTTTCTGATACTTTCTATGAATGGTATGAAGCGACAAATGAAATTATCACTGCAATTAATCCACTTAAAGTAATGGATGTTACTCTTCGTGGTGGTCTAACAGAAAAGTATAACCAAGGTGGTGACCTTCATATTGAAATTGATGCAGGTGAAGGCCTCAGAATTTGGCCGCCGGACTTAGTTACTGGTAGTGAATTAACTACGGAATGTCATGATGGTAAGATTAGATTAGATTTCTTTGGTCTACCAGAAGCGGCGCCGACTGGGCCCTTCGAACCATTCGAAGATGGTGCTACTGGTTCTGCTGTTTGGGATGACGACCTTTATGCGTTCGAAAGAATTGTTCCATATCAAGGAGTTTTCCCTGATGATATTGCAGGTGGTTTCTTTAAAGTTAAAGCCGAAAATATGTTACCGCATACAGTTGCAGGTGACCACAGATTTACAGGCCTTATTACTTTTGAAAATCCTGTAACAGATGTAAGTTCAACTAAAGTTGTTATCGATGACATCAATATCGAATTGGGTCATAGTCCATATCTTGAAATGGTTGTTGAATATGTTTCGGGTATTGGTTCAAACTTAACCAATCTTACTGGAGGTGCAAGTCATGACCCAGATGGTGATGGCATCTACAACGAAGGTGATGCAACTGGTGAAATGTTTGAACAGATTCAATATTTCTTTGATACTGGTGTTGCTGATTTAACAGATGTTACTGGTTCACAAACTGCGAAGGCGACTCTGCTTTCACACACCTACATTGAACCATCTGAGCCACGCCAAGCGATTGTAATTCTTCGTTCATATAACGACATTCCCTTTAATGCAGTGACTGGAAATATTACAACTAGCCGAAGTGGTTATGAATTAAAAATCATTTCCATTAAAGGCCAAGCGGGAAGCGATGCTGACATTGATGGTGGTGGTATCACCTTGGTATCCAATAATTTACAGTCTGGTAATAAGACAATTATATTTAGAGATGGATATAATGCGTGGGAGATAAATCAGAACTTTAGAATTGATAATTCCCATGCTCTCTTAACGCCGTTTAATATTACGCACGAAGTACAAGGAAATACCGGCAGCATTACTGGTGGCACTCATTGGAGAGTACATCAGTACATAACTGGTGGTAGTCCCCTTCCTTTACCAGTTGGTTGGGACCCTGAATGCACCAACTGTACTGTTCCATTAGATAATGATGATTGGGGTTTACTACACTTCTCTTATCTTACTGGACAAGATGAGAGTGAAGTTCCAACCTTAAGTCTTCTTCCGTGCGGTGGTATTTACATTCACAATATTGCTTGTTCACCACAGTTTAGTGTTACTGGTTCTCCGTGTAATGTTGTTCTTGGTAATCAATATGGATTAATCGATAAGACATGGACAGAACGATTATTCTTTCTTGGTGGCGCCGCTAAAAACAACGCTATAGGTGATGTGGTAAGAGTGGTTGATGGTGGTGACACCATTACAGGCGCCCAAGCCGATAGTGCAGACAATGCTGAAGTTCTTGGTATTGTTGTTGAGCATGTTGCGTGGGGTGAGACACCATGCGGTACAAAGTCTGAAGGTGTTATCGTTGCTTATGGTGGTGAAGTTGATTGGAAAGATGGCATGGGTGGATTATCAACACCACTAACTAAGGGTGCAATTTATTATCTTGACCCCGTTAATCAGGGCAAGTTAACTGCAATCGAACCATTAGATGTTGGTGAAGTTAGAAAGCCTATGGTTCTTGCCGTTACTGATTCAACGGTTCTTATAGTAAACTATGAAGGTGTAATCAACGGTGATTACTTCGATGAAAATCCTGTTACTCGACTCACTGAACTTCGTGATGTTACAATAAGCAATCCAACAGGTGGTGATATTGTTTTCTATGATGGAACTGCAAGGGAATGGGTTAATGAATCTATTCAATCGGCCATAGGTTCGTTGTCTTCTAAAGCAATGGTTACTGGTGGTATAAGTGGTGGGGATGCTTCAGGAAATGTAACAATGACATTCCCAGGCGCTTATCAATTTACATCACTTCCTGCTAATCAGTTGTTTGTAATAAGAGGAACAATGATTGCTTATGATTATGGTATTACTGGTACAACGGGTACTACTTATCCTGTCACTGGTGGACCAAAACATGAAATTAGTCCATTCGTAGGAGCATTCTTCAATCTAGATGACCATGCTACAACAGGAAATATGGATGGTAGTGGTTCGGATACAAACTATATCACGGGTTCATTAGGTATTGGTACGATAGGTAAGGCGCTCGAACTGAACAGTGGTATAGATTGGGTGACAGGCTCAGGTAGTGCAGCCGATTTCCGTGAACGGGGCAACTATTCTTCTATTGATTTATCAACAGGTGATATTTCTTTAACCTTCCATATAGAAACAGCATCGGGAACAGATTGGTATTATGGTATTACAGCGTGGCTTGAGTTCTTGGGCGGTGACACATTACCCCCTACATAGTAACATAGAATTGGAGTCCATTTGTCATGGGTAATCGAGGTAACAGTGCATTAAGTAGAACCTTTTGGGATGGTCGAGCCTATAAACGGCACAAGATATTCCAAGAAGACCACACCTTTAAATTTGGTGATGTTGTTCGCTATGATGCTGATACTGATGAATATGTTCTAGCAATTGCAGATACTGGTGAGAATGCTGAAGCAATTGGCATCGTAGTCGCTTCTGGTGCAGAAGCAGAAATTGATGCATCTGCTGAATATCTTAAGAAGGCTCATCCGTCACCAAAACTTGGTAATGAAGAAACCCAAGAAGCCGCCCGAAAACATTATTTTAGTATTGTATATCGTGGTGAAATCACGATTCCATATGATTATCATGGTGGTGAGGATGGAGAACTTCGTTATTCTTCAAATGCATTTCTATCACAATACGAAGAAGGTGCGGTCTACTTTTTAGACCCAGTGAACAACGGTAAATTAACAAAGACTCGGCCACCAACATTTAGTGGTGATGTCATTAAACCTATGCTTGTTGCACTGGACAGGTATCGAGCAGTTGTTGTCAACTATATTGGCAGACAACTGACATCAGATAAGGATTTTGACCAAACTGCTCGATATAATGAATTTCAAAACATAGGCGACATACAGGCTTATATTGGAACACATGCAGACCATTCAGTTTCAGGTCCGGGCGGACCACACGAAGTTGCAGTTGGTAATACAGAATTCATGTACTGTGACGGCCGACTTCTTAATGGAGATTTATATCCAGAACTATATGAAGCATTAGAAGACCGTGTATTAGTTGATGCGTATGCACAAGGCGATGGTCGTGGTGAATTTACATTAACATTTACTTCTGATATTTCGGCTGCAATTGCAGGGTCCCACTTTTTAGTTAGATTAAAAAGTAATCAAACTGAAAGCCATGCTTGTACCGTTAATCAACAATTAAATAGCACAGAATTAACAGTTGTTCCTGATAACCC